GCTCAGTTCCCTAACGCACAGGTAGTACAAGACACACCACCTTTTAGCCCAGCCCCTATTGGTGGGGGGCGCTCATGTCCACACGGTAAGATGACAGCATTGCAAGGTCCGTCCAAGCAAGGCGGTATCTACAAGGGTTACTTCTGTCCATCAGCACAAGGTGACTTAACCAAATGCAAGACTGTCTATGTTAAAGAGAACAGTCCTGAGTGGAACACATTTGTACCTGACCGCGTGAAGTAATGAAAACATTACGGCGTAGTATTCGCAAGAGTGAAGTAGGCGGGGAGCCATTAGCCCCGCCTTTTCAGTCGTTTGCTAGAGCGGGTATCATACTCCGTCGTGCTGAGGTAACAGTCATTGCTGGCACACCGGGGGCTGGTAAGTCCTCGGTTGCTTTGCATATAGCGGCAAGGCTTAAGCAACCGACATTGTACTTCAGCGCAGATACCAACGCTCACACCATGGCGATGCGACTCATTGCTATGACAGGACGAATGACTCAGCAGCAAGCAGAGGAGTTGATGCGACGCACCCCTGATAGAGCAGAATCTATCCTCTCTTCTCAGAGTCATTTGTACTGGTCATTCGAACCTAGTCCTACACTCAAGGACTTGGACGAAGAGGTAGCCGCATTCGAAACTATGTGGGGCAGAAGCCCTACACTTATAGTGGTAGACAACTTGATGGACATCGCAATGGATGGACATGAAGAGTTTGCTGGAATGCGTGCAGCTATGAAGGAGTTGAAGTATCTAGCCCGTGATACCAATGCATGTGTGCTGGTACTACACCATACCAAAGAAGGATTCCAAGGACACCCGTGCCAACCACGTTCCTCTTTACAAGGTATGGTGAATCAGATTCCAGCTATGGTTCTTACCGTAGGTCAGAAGCTACTGCCTACAGGCAGGGACTACTACTTATGTGTAGCACCAGTCAAGAACAGATACGGCAAGGCAGACCAGACAGGCGAGACATACATCGAGCTATCGTTTGACCCTGAGTCTATGTACTTAGAAGATGTAATTAGAGATAGTTCACAGGAGATGATGCCGTTATAGGTAACAACCCAGCCAAAGCAAAAGGTTCGCAAGCAGAACGCGATGTAGTTAAATGGTTGAAGCAATGGTTCCCATATGCTGACCGCCGACTAGCAGGTGCCACTTTAGATAAGGGTGACATCTCCGGTATACCGGGCGTAACAATAGAGATTAAGAACCATGCCAAGATGGACTTGAGCGGTTGGCTGGGTGAATTAGAAGTTGAGATGAAGAACGATGGGGCATGGACAGGCGTTGTGATACACAAGCGCAAAGGTCGAGGAGATGTAGGACAATGGTACGCAACCATGCCAGCCAGCGTGTGGATAGAACTACTACGGAAAGGGATGAACTAATGTTTGTACGCAGAAAAGAATACCAAGAAGACATTGACACAATCACAGAAATCCTTGCTTTGTTGATGCATGGTTACATGAAAATAAAAGATAGAGTTGATGAACTAGAAGGAACAACAAGCAGCAAGAAAGCTAAGACCCGTGGAAAAGCATGACATTGCTGACTACCTGAATAGCATAGGTGCACGGCTACCTAATGTCGGACACGGGTGGCGTAAGATGCGCTGCCCGTTTCATGATGACGGGACAGCGAGCGCCACAGTAAACTTTGATGCTAACAGATTCAAGTGCTTTGGTTGCGGTGTATCTGGTGACACATATGATTTAATTCAACATGATAGAGGAGGCACGCTCAGTGAGGCTGTCGAATACGCAGAGACAATTTCTACTTCGGGCAACACAACAGTACGCTTCAACACTAGACCAAGCAGCGGAGTACCTAGCAGGACGAGCGCTATCGGTAGAAGAAGCTCAGCAGTTTCATCTGGGCTTGGTCGTCGAGCCGCTTCCGGGGCATGAACAATACCAAGGTAGGATAGCTATCCCGTACATCACACCATCAGGTGTGGTGGACATTCGCTTTAGAAAGATTACCGAAGATGACAGACCCAAGTACATGGGTATGCCCGGTGCTACTACCACTATGTTTAATACTCAGGCTTGCTTCCAAGCAACCAAGTACATCTGTGTTACCGAAGGTGAGTTTGATTGTATCCTCATGTCGGTAAAGACTGAGCACCCAACGGTAGGAATACCGGGTGCTAATAACTGGAAGTCACACTATGCCAAGATACTAGATGACTACGACAACGTAGTTGTCTTGGCTGATGGAGACAAAGCCGGTGCTGACTTTGGCAAGCAGGTAGCTAGGGAGCTACCCAATGCCAATGTAATACCAATGCCAGAAGGTGAGGACGTCAACAGTGTCATCCTCAAGTACGGGAAGGAATGGATAGATGAGCGAGTCAGAGATTGTATTGCCTCTTGACGAGACGATATGGGATTACGTGGACAAGATGGAAGGCTCCATCGGTATCCACATCTCAGAGACTAGGGTACTAGATTTACTGGGTGCTCTCTACGATGTATATGAAGTTAACAAAACTAATCAGGTCGAAGCACAAGAACTTATTATTGGGCTTACTGCTCTACTTGTTGCTGCGCCTATGGACCAAGCGGATAAAGTATGGGAAGAACTCTCGGTTCGGGAAAGCATGAAGAACTTTGAGCTTCAGGTAAAGGAAGTACTAGACGATGGCAACTGACTGGCAAGAACTGGAGCGAGACATAGATGGAATCCTTGCAGAGCTCAAGCAAATCCTACTCAAGAAGCAGCAAGACTACGGTCCGCTTAACATCTCGCTTGCACCGGGCGGACCATTCAATGGTCTACGAGTACGAATGTACGATAAGCTGGCAAGATTCAGTAACCTTGTCGAAAACAATAACGACACGCCGAACTATGAGAGTCTTGAAGATACCCTCATTGACCTCGCAAACTATGCCATAATAGGCATACTAGTCCAAAACGGACAGTGGGAAGGCGTGCCTTCTCAGTACGCAAGGAGACGAATGAGTGGCGCGTCAAAAGATAATCATCCTGAGCGACCTACAAATCCCGTATCACGACCCGTTATCCGTATCGAAAGTAATACGGTTGATAAAGGAAGTAAAGCCGACCCAACTGTGGTGCGTTGGCGATGAACTAGATGCACCTGAGCCCAGTCGGTGGAACAAAGGGATGGAAGGCGAGTATCAACAGACTCTCCAAGATTCCATTGACTGGACTCACGACATCATGGCTGACTTTCGTGCAGCCTTAGGTAGAAACAAACCGTTTATTATCCAGCGGTCTAATCATACGGACCGAGTGGAGACTTACATCCGTAAGTATGCCCCAGCATTCGCACCCCTTCGCAGTCTGAAGGTGGAGAATTTGCTGGGGTATTCTGATTTAGGAATCACTTACCTTCATAAGATGAAGGAGATTGTGCCGGGCTGGGTTATGGCACACGGTGATGAAGGACGCATGTCTGGTGTGCCCGGTGCCACGGCTCTTAAGTTGGCACAACAAGTAGGCAAGTCCGTGGTCTGTGGTCACACGCACAGGCTAGGACTACAGCACCACACCACTGGACTTAATGGTAAGACCAGCACATTGTATGGACTAGAAGTAGGACATATGATGGATATGAAGCAAGCTAGCTATCTCACATCTGGAGTTGCCAACTGGCAACAAGGCGTTGGTATGTTGGTAGAGAACAAGCAAGGACGTTTTGTTCCTTACACTGTACCAATTATCAACGGGGAGATTCAGCTGCCGTGAAGTATTCGATTGACGACTGGCTCCCTTATAAAGAAATGATGCAAAAGATTGCGTCGGACTATCAACGCAAGTATCCCATGGTCGAGCTAGATGATTTACATCAAGAGATGTACCTATGGTTTGTTAGCCACCCCCGCAAGTTCAAAGAGTGGATGGCAATGGAACAAAAAGATTCCGACAAGCTCATAGCCAAGTCGCTTCGTAACCAATGTCTTAAGTACTGTGAACGCGAGAAGGCTCGCGTCGTTGGCTACGATGTCCATGACCTGTACTACTACGACATCTCAGTAGTCGAGGCGTTCTTGCCTAGCATTATCACCGAGTCTTACGAGATGCCATCCAAGATTAAAGACCTTGGCAATCAAGTTAAGTCGGGCGAGATTAGTGATGGCATGAACTGGCTAGCCCTTCGTGCTGATATAGCCAAGGCGTACTACTCATTGCCCGAAGCTAAGCAACATGTTCTTTCCGTGCGCTTTGAAGACGAGGGTGCCGAATGGACCAAGGTGGCAGAAGAACTAGGCACCACACCCGATGGTGCACGCATGAAAGTCCAGCGAGCATTGGGTTCGTTGGTTCAACATTTAGGTGGATGGAGACCATACAATGACCAAGACACACAAGAAGCAACCAGTGACACAGAAGAGCTTGGCATCAACAAAGAAACTGAATAACGACATCGTTGTTTGTTGGTGCGACAATGGCACCACAGACGGCAAGTTCACTGAGGGTTTGGTCTATTCCATCTTCTCCTCTGATGTGCCGTTGGTATCTGCTATGCGTGTGCAAGGCAATCAAATTGGACGGCAACGACAGAATGCTTTTGACTACTGGCTAGATAAGACTGACTTCCCATGGGTACTGTGGGTGGACTCAGACATTGTGCTTACAGCAGAGGCATTGGGCAAGGTATGGAAAGCCGCGGACCCAGTCAATCGTCCGGTGGTATGCGGCACCTACTTCATCTCTAAGCAGAACGAACAAGCGTTGATGGAACCATTCCCTGCGCTGTTCCACTTTACGGAGAACGACCACCAGATTCAGTACGTTCATCCTCTACCAGTTAATTCACTTGTCCAAGTAGGATGTGCTGGCTTTGGCTTCGTGCTTATGCACCGAAGCGCAGGTGAAAAAATGCGCAAGCACCACGGCAACCGTCCATTCTTTAACGAGACTGGTGTTGGCGAGCAGTTTGTATCAGAGGATATTAACTTCTTCCGTGCTATGAAAGAAGCTGGTGTCCCACTATGGGCACACACTGGCGCTACCGTCCAGCACATGAAGCGATTCTCCTTTGACCTAGAGTTCTACAAGCTGTATTGGAACAGCAAGCACCGCGACGAGCAAGACCGTCGTGAAGCAATGGCTGACCTAGATGATGCATGACCTGACAGGTGTGCCTGCCTTTGCCTGTATCTGCGGGTGCCGAGTCTTCCGACTCAATGTCATGTGGGACGAACAGACGCGGAGCATAGGTTGGTATGACTTACGCCAGCAGTGCAGGGAGTGCGGTACCTACACCACTGCACCTACACCAATCGACGATGAAGGGATGGACTGTGCCTAACTACGATTTCAAATGTAAGGTCTGCGGTTCTGTACAAGAAGTGTACAAATCTTTTGGTGACGACACCCTGCCTGTGTGTTGCGAACAGAGCATGGAGAAAGTATTCTATCCAACACCGGTGAAGTTTAATACCGGCGGCTTCTATAGCACAGGAGGATAATGTCCCACGAAGATTACTCCGCTTGCATTCAACCAACTGACATAGCGGATGAGTACTGGAAGAAAGATGCAGCTTGTGCTGGCATAGATACAGAGATGTTCTTTCCAGAGCAAGGCTATAACCCTGACGCAATGCTTATCAAGATGTGCAAGTCCTGCCCTGTGATGAACGAGTGTAGGGAGTATGCCCTGAAGTATAACCTCGAAGGGATTTGGGGTGGACTGGGACAGAGAGGCAGACTAAACTACAGACGCAGACAGAAAATCACCCACTGACATGGGTGATTTTACTGTAGCAGTACTGTACTGTACAGTAAGACACGCCATAGATTTCTGAATTGGTAAGGGGAAGACCAGTTCAGGAAACAAAAAAGAACCCCCCGACCTAGTAAAGATACTAGGAAGGGGGGTTTCTGGTCTCTATGGGGCTTACAGCCCCGATTAGAGGGTACTACGCGGCAGGTTTAGCAGCCTCTGCTGGAGCGTCTACGACCTTAGCAGCTGCTACAAGGGCAGGAGCTGGGTTCGGGAACTGGTCAGCAGGGTTAGCCCAGCGCAAGATAGGTGGGATGATTGAACCCACGCCAGCGGCAATGAGGTCATGTGGTGTGTGCTTGCCAAGGATGTACTCTGTAGCTACAGCGCCCACGAATACGTGAGCATAGGTAGCCAACACAGTCCATACCTTTGGTGAGATGTGAATGTTGCGCATATGTTCTTACTCCTTAAGGTAGTCTTCATAGCAATCTGGACAAAGATATGTCCAGCCCTTAATGTTATACGCTCCCATCCGCCGACAGCGGAAGCAGGAGGCTTTAAGATGAAGCTTGCGTGTGGGTTTTGATGAGTCCAAGGTAGGCATCCCAAGGGAAGTTGGTGCCCGGGTCGGTGTGTCCGCCAGCAATAGCCTTGGCTACGGTGATGTCGTGGTGTCCACAGATACCAGCCTTGCCAGCAAAGATGTCAGCTGGGGATAGCTTGACAACGGGGATACGGTAGCGAGTAGCAATCTCAGCTGCGAGCGCCGCTGATAGCTTCAGCTCTGCCTGTGAGTAGGCATCGTTCCATTGCTCTGCACTCTGGCTAGCAGAACCAGCATGCTCAATGGAAATAGACTGTTGGTTTAATGTGTAGTCATCCACTGCCCATGCAGTATCAAACTCAGAGACTGACTGGACTACCTGCTTGTCATCCACCATGTAGTGGGCGGATGCCTGCGGTGCCGTCTTGCCTGCAAACCAGCCAGCTACTTGCTTGGCTCGTCCTTCAGACTCAGGGGTTTCCATGGTGTGCACCACAATGAGATGTGGGATGTGACCATTGCGACCCTTGGTGTAGTTGGTTGCTTGGTAAAAAGGGTAAGTCATTCTTTGTCCTCGATGAGTTCTTCTAGGTGCTCAATCTCTTGCTTCTCTAGCTTGAGGATGTGGCGGATAATCTGTGCATCCCGCTTGGTCTGCCCAATCATGGCAATACCAATGATGAGTTCTACCGTTACCGCTAGCCATGAGGCTAAGTTCATCCAGTGTACATAGGACTTGTCATCGCCAAACCATGATGGCTTAATCCACCAGACCACAGTAGTCGCAGTCCATGCAATCACAAAGAACCAATTCCGAATCGCGCTTTGTATCGTCCATGAAATCTGCTCGCTAAGGGTAAGGATGTCGCCGGTATCTGGGTGGATGTACTTACGCTTAAACATCCTGTCTCGCTTTCATTACCTCGACATCAGTCTTAATTAACTGTTGGTTCTCCATCAGGGCATCAACCTTGTTGATGAGCCCTGTCTTGCCATCGTTGTATAGCGCATACTCAATGCGGTTAGTTCGCTTGTCCATCTCACTGACGAGGTGCAGTAGCGGGGTAACCTGTTCGTTAATCACACGGTTGAGGTAGTGCTTAAAGACAAAAGATGCCCCAGCTAGTACGCCGGTCAAGACAAAAAAGTACGAGTAGACAATGGTGGCAGTGTTAACGTTCACGTGTTATACCGTTCTGACTGTGATAACGACAACCCCGCCAAAGTTTGTCAGCTTCTTATCTGGGGACATTTTGTTGACAAAGGTTAGTTCTTCAATCAAACACTGGCTAGTTTCTCCAGTGCGGAAGTCTTGCAGTGTGACCACGTCACCTGCTGCCTCTAGTGATTCCAGTGCAGCTAGCTTGTCGAAGGCACGACCTTCGTATCCAATGGTGCCGTTGTACTTGTCCGTCTCTACGTCGTAGCACAGTAGCGGTATCTTGATGATACGGGTACGAGGTGTAGCAGGCACAGCCTTGAGCTGGTAGCCTTTGAAAGTAGGTCCAGTCGTAGGGTCAGTAGCATCACGGTACAAGGTAAAGCGCAGGGCGATAGCATCCTGTGCTCCTGATGGGGAAGTAATGGTCACTTCAGGTGTACCAATGACGTTGTTGTACGACACGATGTTGTACTGGTTGCCTGCTGTATCTACTGTATAGATACTCATAGAACCCTTGGTAACACCAGCGGTGGTACCTGATGGCGCTATGCCATAGTCACCGCGTGCCACTACACGTTTGAAGTTCTTCTGTTCCAATGTGTTGTAACGAATGTAACCAGTTTGTACGAAACCATCAGTCATCAGTTGAGTTGCCGACTGTATCCACAGCCCTTGGCTAGCTGGGGTGCCAGCATCCGTTGATGCAAGAAAAGTAAGTTGATTGGTGTTACCCAAGAACGCAATGTCGTAGGTAGTGCCGGGCAAGTTATCCGCTACTACATCTTGTGTCGTAGCAAAGCGGAGCGTGTCAATCTCATTGGATAAGTCAATGCGCCATGTACCTGCGTAGGTATCGGTGCCATCAGAGACTGCGCTACCAAACCAGACATAGGAATCACGGGCTGCAAAGCCGCGCACTGGCGTGGTGGTGTAGACCAACAGCGGACCGTAGGTAATGTAACCCGTGGCTTGGTCTACCTGTGCTACACGCGCACCCTTGTTGGTGCCAATGATGAGATACTCACCAAGGTGGGAATACATAGAGTAAATAACTTCACCTTGTGGTAGTTGCGCTGCCACAATACCTGAAGTAAGCACAGGCATGGTGCCTTGTGTGGTAAGAACAAACATGTAGATAGCAGAGTTAACGCCAGAGTAGCCAGCTGCATAGATAGCAGGACCAGCCTCTTCAATGTCTGTCCATATCCAGTTAGGATTTGGGTGGGTGTACACAGGGTAGTTAGAGTTAACCGTTACCGTACCTGTGTTGGTAGCGTAAGCAAGGTTGGTTCCTGTGTTAAAGACAGTAAAGCTGTTAGGTGCAGGCACACCCATGACCATGTAGTTACCATTGTAAACAGAACCGTTGGTACCAACGCTACTGATGGTAATGTGGTCATTGACAGAAATGGTGTGGTTAGTGCTGGTGACAATGGTAGCCGTGTTGGTTGTTGCGTCATTCTGTGTAGCTGTAATGGTAAAGCTTGTTGCACTACCAGAGCTAACGGCAGGTAATTCATACAGCGCATTGTTGATACCAGCAACAAGGCGTTGCTTAGCCCAGTGCATAGCAGAAGAAGTTGTTACTGCTGGTACGGAGTACAGGGTAGTTGGGCTACCGCCAGCAAGCGGAACGGATTTAACGCTGGTTCCGTCTATGTAGTAGCAATAGGAGCCGTCCGTCGTGAACGAATAAACAGTGCTGCTTGGGCTAACCAGTGTGGTCTTGGTGCCGTTAGCTGCTACCTTGTAGATGTTGGTGTCCAACATAATGACATAGTCGCCATCACCGGTGGCATGGTATGCCTCAAGGTGAGTGGCTGCTGTAGTAGATGTACACAAGCTGGTGCTGTTAAGAAGTGTTACCTGTCCTTGGTTGAAGACATTTACACCATAGGAAATGTTGTAGCGGTACGAGTTAGATGCCAGCGTAGTAGAGAAGGGGTTGGCAAATGGGTCGTAGAAAGTAACGCCT